CCTTGATAATGTTAGCAAGATGCAGATAATTGAAATTGGTGATGAAGGCAACTTATGTTTGTGCACCGAAGGTGTTGCAGGTGAAGTTGTTGGAACTATCAAGGCAAATTAAGCAGGGGCCTTCGGGCCCATTTGCTCCTGCTTCTGCTCTTATGACAAGATGAGATTTAATTATTTCATCTTGTTGTAAGTTGCTGATTATGAGGTAATATCATTACAAGGGATAAAGTTAACATCTATGACTAAGTGCTATTGTCATTAGATTAACAAATATATAGCACATAACTTCAAAAAATTGTTTAATTGGAAACAACTGTATTTTTAGTATTGGACATTAACTTGAAAGTAATGGAAGATACAATGATTAAAGGAACTTATTCTACTTTAGAAGATGCTATGAAAGCTTCTTTAGAAGATGTAATTTCTAAACAAGGTAAAAACATCAAATCTCATGGGTTTGAAATAGAAGGAATTGAATACACTAATAATAGAATTTCTAACAATATGTCGTTAGGAAGTAATTATGGTGTATCTTACAATTCTAACTATGGAAATTATCCTTGTTGTAGAATGGTTATTCCTCAAAAAATTAAAGGAGCTTAGGCTCCTTTTTCTGTCTATAGACTATTGTCTGTACTGATGATGACTTAATTGAAAGTCGAAACAGAAATCAATAAACTATTGCTCTGAAGTTTTCACATAAGTGAGTTTTGTAGGATGCACAACAAATACACAATGGCTATAAATTTTCAACTTATTGACAAATCAACAAATGAACCTGTTAGATTATCATCAATAGATGATGAAATATGCAGAAATGTTTATAATGTTGAACCTCATCCAAGATTCTATGGAAGCAATGTATTCAATTGGTATGATACAATTGGATTTATGATTGCTTCAGGTATGAGTTTAGAAGATGGTGATAATTCTGTTAGAAATCATTATGAAAATAGTGATATGTGGAAAGAAGAATTACCAATAATCAATCAAGTAATTGATTATCTTCAGATCAAGTATACTTCAAGAAATTGGGTGTCTATTGGTAAATAATCTCAGGTTGGTAAACCATAAGCTTCCAATTTAAAAACCATTGCTCCTAGGTTCCTACATATTGTAGGTTTTGTAAGAGCACAACACACAAGCAATGACAAAAATTATCAGAAGGAGAAATTCAGATTCAGATGATTATTTCATTTGGTCTGAAGACCAATATTCTCAGCACATTGAGTGCTGGGGAAACCTTCCAAAAGGGTCTCAAGTTGTTAATTCAATTCCTGAGACCGCTAAACTAATGGATGATTGTTGGTTTAGAGACGAAGATTAAGACAGGTTGTAGGACATCCACTTTTCAGTGGCTCTGTCCTCACCTGTAACATAAACGCAAGGGTGTACAAGAAGTACAAGCCTAACATAAGGTTGTGAAAGGAAATGTAAACTTCCTTAACTGTGGTAAAAGTCCACACCTTGCGTCTTTTTTCTCTTTGCACACTCACATTGTGAGCAGTTGTAATACTAATGATATTGTAGTAGGGTCTCAACAATACTGTTGCAACAGGTTGAGTAGGAATGCACAATTCCCTAAATATACAGACAGCCATGTAGTCATTGGTATTAGTTATTACAACTGAGTGCAAAGAAAAAAAGCTTCATAGAATTTTGATATAAAACACTGACTCTTATAATCACACAAAGGTGGTTACAGATTTATCTGTTGGTTTGAGTATAATACCCTTTCTTAACTGTAGTTTTGTGTTTCCTACAGGATAACCATGATTATTACCTTGATTGCAAGCAAGTGGTAATAAGTATCAAAATTTTATTTCTTTGTACACTTATAAAAAAGTTGTAATATTCATCTCAGCTCCTACAAATAATAAGTTATTAGAGATGATTACTGTGCACAAGTAGATGACCTCGTTAAGTTTTTTATTTAAGAAAAACATGAAGGAGTGGCTCTATTACAACTATTTTTTCACATAGCATAGGTGTTCCAATGCAGTTAGGTAGAAACGAACCTTGATACTACCAACTTAAAAATAGTACAGATAGAGAGTAATCTGGAACAACACAAATACTTGTAGGATGATGTTAAACCTTCCCTTTCTCTCAAGCATAAACAGTAGGTTAAGCTGTTTAAATTATTCTCTTTGCACTAACTCACTTAGGTGAGCAGTTGTACTATGTATCTCTTACATGAAAGGTAAGAAGCACCAAACCGGGTTTAGTACAACTGAGTGCAGAGAGATTTTTAATTTGTAACCTTTTAAACACAAATCTTTACAAATGAAAACACCACTACCATCTAAAGTAAGACTTTGGAAAAAGTCTCTTGACAACAGTAAAGCTAAGATTGCTGTAGGTAAGTTTAATCCTTCTGGCACTGGTTCTAAAGTATATCATGAGAAGAATGTAGTTATATTAGAGAAATTAATGTTTAAATATGGTTATCTTCTTAATATGTATAAAATGCCTACAAAAGAAGAAAAATATTATTAACACATTTGCACAAAGTTGTAATAGGAGATATAAAGCCTAAACAATAGAAATGAAAGCAAAATTGGTATTAAAGCTGAAATGCAGCATATAAACCTAATAACTTTCTGTTATAACTTGTGCTAATAAATTAATAACAGGCTCCACTATGAGCTAAAAAGTGTATAATATAAAGACTGATACTCTTTGTGTTGAACCAAACTAACGTAGAAGACTGAGTTGTTGATTTATAACCAACAACTGAATGAACGAAATTAGAACATTAGTAATACTGTTATTCTTAACAGCCTGAGATTTACATTCTTTCAAAACTGGTAAAGTAATATGAGAAAGATGTATAAGCTGTATTTTGGCATCAACCAAACAATGCAGGTTCTATAAGTGTGTAGGTTAAACACACTTAATTTTTTTGCACACAACTAAAATTTAAAACATGTTCATTGACAACAGAAATTTTGCATCAGGTAATTATAATTATGGTTTATATAATAATAAACCAGCCTATTATGATTCTTACCGTAAGATCATCTATGTATTCAAAGACATATCATCTAAACGTATTAAGACCAATAATAATTTTAGTTCATATAACAGATGGAATAAAATAGTGTTTGTAACAAACAAACAACTTTTATCTATAGATTATATGAGTGAGATTAAAGATTGTGTCTTTGATGGTAAACTTGGTACTAGATATTCAACTCGTAGTAGTTGTGGTTCTTATCATTGGTGTCGTAAAGAAGGTAATATACCTATGCCTAGAAAATCCTAATAAAAAGGTCGGTTAATGCTGAAATAACCGTAAAGCATTTATTTTTAAACTCTTATTGTTACCAAAGAGTAATAAACAAATGGTAGCTCAAACTCAAAAAACTATTTAATTTTGTAACCTTTTAAAACTCTACACATGTTTGAAGCAACAATGGGAGAAATGGTTTTGGATTTCCAAATCAACTCCATGAACAAATTTATAACTGAACATGGTGAAGAAGCATTTTCAGATGCTGTATTTAATCATGCTTTTAGTGAAGTTGCTGATGCTTATATTTATCCTTGTGATGAAATGAGAGCTACAGCTAACTTTAGTGTTATACAAAAAGCATTTATTAATGCTTATGTGTAAAAAGCTAATGTATTGAAGTACTATAGAAAGGCAGTGATATTCTGCGTATTCCTGAGGTATGAAGAGAAACTGCCTCATTTTTTTTGTAACTTTTTAAAACCCAAATAAAAATGAGAACAATCATTTTAATTACACTTGTTGCATTATTTGCATCATGTGAGAGACAATCTACTTTTAGAGTTTGTGAAACAAATGAAAAAGTAGTATTGTTTAATGACATTTATAATATTGGTGATACTGTTGTACTTGTACAAACAGTTGATCCATTAAATGAATTGTCATTTGAACTTGATCACAACTGGATTAACTTTGATGGAACCTATAATTATTTAGGTGACATTGGTTACTATAAAGCAGTTGTAATAAACTAATTTCTTTTTCTTTAATCCTTTAAAAACAAAAACAATGGAATTAAATAGAGAACTTAAACATTATCTAAAACATAGAGATGAAGTAATTGATAAATTAATAAACTTATTAATTACAACAAAAGAATATAACGGTTATGTAATTGGAAATCCTGAGTTTAATGCTATAGGTATGTTAAATCATATTATTGAGTATGATAATAAAGCAGGAAGCGTATCTGAATTAATTGAATTGTCTAATCTAAATAACTAAAGTTTTTAAAATTTCACTTTTTAACCCTCTAAAACAAACAAAATGGTACAACTACCTAAGAATTGCAAAGTAATTTACGGAGAAACAGGAGTATTCGTAAAAATGGTTTATGCTACAACATTACCTATTGGTGAGCATAATGGTATCAATGTGTTCAAATCATCTAAAAGTGGTAAGAACTATTTTGAGTTAAACTTTCATGTTGATTATCAAAAAAGTATGCCTATGAAAGTAACTGAAGCTTATTTTGAACACAAGAAAAAAGCTATGCGGTTTAACAGAATGAAGAAACAAGAGCAACTTCAAAGAGAAATTAATTTGATCTCTGAAAATAAATATCCTGGAAAATGGTTGTTCTAGTTACAATTCTTGCTTGGGAACTATTGAAATATATAGTTTCCAAGCTTTGGTACAAACTCGTATCATGAAACAGTTTATTCAAATCTTGATTTTAATGTGTATAGTAGCTGCAATCACTAGCTGTGCATCAAGTAAGAAATATGGTTGCAAAGGACTATCAGCTCATCCTAATTATAAAAAGAGCTGGACAAAAAACTAATACACACATTTTTTTATTCACTTTTCAATTCAAAAAAAATGACAACAGAAGAAAGATTGCTGATTAAAAAGGAAATTTCTGATTATAAAAGGTATAAGAATACCTCTAAATATCAGGAAAGCAAGCAGGAATTGCTTTCACATTTAATGAAATGTGAGTTTCCTAATTGGGGTTCTATAGTTTTAAAACTATCATGAAAACCCTACAAGTGTTAATTCTCGCTTTAGTGGTGTGTATTTGCACCACTAAAGTTTTTTCTCTAATCCTTAAACTTAAAAACAATGTATCAAGGACAAATTTTCAAAAAAGGTGATGATCATTTTGTTTATATAAATGATAATTCACTAAAACAAAAAGTATATCCATTATCAGATATACAAAGTTTAAATTTTATTGACAGATTCAATTCTGAAATTGTTGAAGTTCAACTAATTCCAAATCAAGGTGAACTTGATGAACAACCTGAATATACTGCAAGAATCATTAATGTTCAAGAGTATGACGTGGTTAAAGGAATTGATTAAACCTAAAACAGTAAAATCAGATGATTTTCTGAAAAAACCAAAATTAACTAAAATTGAAGGATATACTCATAAATTATCCTTTAATGAAACATTTTCTCACATTCATAAACAAATAAAACAATGAACACATCTTTTGTAATGCCTATTAGGTGGAATGAAGAACACATGTCACAAATTGATATTTTACACAAAAAATTGCAAATGCAATTTATGTGGTCAGATAAATTTATCAATGAAGGTGATGTACAAATGTTCTACAAATGTCAGAATGACATTACTAAAATTAAGTTACTAATCAGAAAGATAAAAGAAGAAAACAAACAACAACAATTCAATAAAAACAAATCAAAACAATTTAAAAACAATTAGAAATCATGAGTAACATCGTAATCAAAACAGCACAATCAGAGATTAAACAAGACAAAAATGGTCGTAATTACAGAACAATTACATTTGGTGAAGTAAAATTCATTGATACACCATTTGGTAAAATGGTAGTACCTGCAACACAAGCACGTACTACAAAAATCAATTGCTATGAAACCAATTATCTTGGTAAACAAGATCCAGGTTATGCAGATGCAATATTTAACCAAAGCAATCCTGCCAATGGTGGGTGGTTCATGGGTTCTATTGAAACTCGTGAAGTAGAGGGATATGATATTCCTACTGCTGATGGTGGTGTAAGAACTGTAAATACCTACACAACAGTAGTATTTGCAGATACTGATTCTCCTGCATTTGAATCAGCTGTAAAGTCAACCTTTAATTCTAAAGGTCATGCTTTAACAACAGCTGATGTTCCAACAAATACTCAAGTTCTTGAGGCTTTGAGAGCACAAATTGCTGGATAATTAGTAAATCAATTGTTGTTTGTTTAAAAGAGCCCTGATTAAGTTCAGGGTTCTTTTTATGCTCAGGTGATGAAATTGGTAAACATGTAGGACTTAAAATCCTATGGCATTAGCTTTGAGGGTTCGATTCCCTCCTTGAGCACTAACCTTTAAAATCAATAATTATGTTAATTTACAATTTCTTTTTATTTTTTATCATTATTTTATCATTGTCTAAAATGATATTCAATTGGAATATTGACTATGATGAAGTTAATGATCAATTTATTTTGCATTATACAATTTGGAAGAAAAGAAAATGTGTTGTACTTTTGCAAATTAAATAATAATTGGGCCCGAAAGGATATGCCTCATATAGTGAATATTAACAAGCAAGTAGTCCTTTGCCTAATAATGTGTGGACTTAAATAATTAGTAGGTAACAATAGTTGGAAACTCTATTGAACTTGGCACTAAGGCTGATCTAGTAGGTCAGTCTGCCATCGCAGACCTTGTAGCATCATTTAATGATGTTGAAACTCCTGTACTTGAGTTAGTCTAAATAAGTACAAAACTGGCCTCGTTTAGGGTGCTGCCAGATTAAAAGTGAACCTCCCACTTTGTTAGTTTGATGGCAAAATTAAACTAAATATTCAGCTGGACACATGAAGAAAAATTGTGTACCTAAACTTGTAGAAACTTAATTGAAATTATGTGAGATACATGAGTTCGAATCTCATCGGGTCCACAAGAGGACTTCTCATCCTCAAATAACCTGTACCCTTGAAAAACTCGTATTATTAAGAAAGGGTCCACACTCAGAAGTGGAAGTCCTATTAACTTAGGACGGAGTATCATCGGATACATTCTTATAGATAAGCAGGTTAGCTCTGATATAAAAGGGTAAGAGAATAAAGAGCAAAACAGTCAGGTGGCGGAATTGGTAGACGCTGACCACAATAAGATAGGTTTACAATATGGTCTTAAAATTACTTATCATACAGGTTCGAATCCTGTCCTGACTACAAAACACAGGTAGAAAAAGATTAAACAATGAGGATTAATGTAGAGCTTAGTCATGCACCAACAGTTACATCTGATTTCTAGAATAGGATTGAACTAGTTGGAACTTCCTCATTAAAATACTAACAGGGGTGTTAGTTGGTGGATGCGTTATCAAGTTAGACTTGATGGCCCTAAATAGAGAGGTATATGGTGTAGTGGATTAAGTTTCCAAGCATGCTCTATTTTTAACAAAATTAAATTATTAACAATGGAATTTAAAAAATTTGATCAAGGTAAACCTAAATTTACAATGATACCTCAATTAGCATTAAAAGAAGTTGCTAAAGTATTTACACATGGTGCTGATAAATATGGTGAATTTAATTATTCAGGTAATGGTGATGTATTAAGATATATAGATGCTTTACACAGACATACTAATCAATATTTAACAGGTGAAGACATGGATGAATCTGGTGTACATCATTTAGCTTGTGTAGCTGCTAATGCATTAATGGCATTAGATGGTATATTAAATAATAGTATAAATGATAATAGAAATAAAACTTATTTAAAATGAAAGTATTACAATTTATTGAAGGTAATTTAAAAATGTTAGGTGATAAATTAAATATATTACCTCAGCATGAAAGAGAACAAGTATTATACAGATCTGAGATTTGTAAGAATGATTGTATGAAAAAAGGTAAATGTATATATTGTGGATGTTCAGTTCCTGGTAAATTATATGTTAAAAAATCATGTAATAAAGGTAAAAGATTTCCTGATATGATGAGTGTTGAAGATTGGAATAAATTTAAGATTGATAATAATATTACAATATCATGAAAAAAGTATGGGTATGGGATTTAGAAACCCTTGATGTTTTTACAGCTACTTTTTTAGATAGAGATTCAGATGAAACAAGAATATTTGTTATTGACAATGAACTTGATGATAAAGAACAAATGTTTGAATTTCTAAACAATGAAGTATCAGGTCTTATAGGTTTTAATTCTATAAACTTTGATGCTCAGATATTAGAATATATGTATAGACATCCTAATTGTACACCAGGTGATATTAGGAGATATGCACATATAATAACATCTGACAATGATAGACAATTAGATGTACCTGAATGGAGATTAAGACACAAACATTTAGATTTATATAGAATACATCATTTTGACAATAAGAATAAAAGAACAGGTCTTAAATGGTGTGAATTTTCTATGGATTTAGATAATATAGAAGACATGCCATCACAAGGTGAAGGTAGTAATTGGTTAGAAATGGTTCTTAGTTATAATCTAAATGATGTTATTGCTACTAAAGAATTATATAAGAGAACTATTAATATGATAGAGTTAAGAAAGAAACTTACTAAATTATACAATATTAATCTTATAAATGCATCTGATAGTAAAATAGGTTCAGAGTTAATGCTAAATATTTATTGTAATAAAACTGGCAAAAATAAGAAAGATGTCAGAAGTATGAGAACATTTAGAAAGAGCATTAAAGGTTCTGATATAGTATTTGATTACATAAATTTTAAATCTGATGAATTTAATAAAATTCTAGATTATTTTAAAAATTGTGAATTAGCAAATACTAAGTCTGATGGTAATGTTAGTATTACATATAAAGATTTTCAGTTTGATTATGGTAAAGGTGGTATTCACGGTAGTATAAATAATGCTATTGTAGAATCTGATGAAAATTATATGATAATAGATGCTGACGTAAGTTCACTATATCCTAGTATTGCTATTGTTAATGAATTATATCCTAAGCATTTAGGTAAAGATTTTCCTAAAATCTATAAAGAGGAAATTGTAATTCCAAGATTAGAAGCAAAGAAAACTGGAGATAAAGTATTAGCTGATGGATTTAAGTTGAGTGCTAATTCAGTATATGGTAAGTCTAATGATATGTATTCATGGTTATATGATCCACAATATACTATGGCAACAACTATTAATGGTCAGTTATTATTGACCATGTTAGCTGAAATGCTAATGGATATTGAGGATAATAAACTTATTCAAATTAATACTGATGGTTTAACTATGAGAATACCAAAAAGTCAAATTAGTAATTATTATGATATCTGTATTGATTGGATGAATAAAACTAAACTTCAATTAGAGTATGCTGAATATAGTAAAATGGTAATATTTGATGTTAATAATTATTTGGCATTCTATACTAATGGTAAATATAAAGCTAAAGGTAGATGTGAGTTTGAAGATATTCCATTACATAAAAACAAATCACATGCTATTATTCCTTATGCTTTCTATATGTATCATAAAAATAGTACAAATGTTAAAGATACTATTATGAATCATAAAAATATATTTGATTTTTGTGCTGGTGTTAAATCTAAAAGTTCAGATAAAAGAGGTAATAATTGGTATCAATTACATTGGATAGAAGATGGGGAATATAAAACTCAGAAACTATCTAAAACTGTAAGATATTTTATATCTAATAAAGGTAAATGGTTATTTAAACATTCAGAAGATGGTAGTAAAGCTCATGTAGAAGCTCCATATAAACACAGATCATTTTCTAAAGATTGGAAAGTAACTTATTTTAACAAAGCATTTTATCCTGATGATTTTAGTAAGTATGATATTGATTATTCATATTATATAAATAAAGCTAAAGAATGGATTGCTGATATAAATATAAAAGAACAATTAACATTATTCTAAAGGTATATTTTTTAATTAATTTTGTACAATGAAACAAATAATAATATTGTTTATATTAATATCTAATTTACTTAATGCACAGTTTGTTAAAATTGATACTAACAATGTTATTCAGAATTTAAGACAATTAACAACTTGTGATACATCACAATTAAAAGCTAAACAAATAAATGAATATCCTTTAAATTATGAATATCTTATTAGTAATAATTATTGTAATACTATTAATCCTTTTTCCAGAAATATATCTTATAGTTTTACCTTTGACATTAATTTTCATGGTAATATTATCATTAATATTGGGTACAATATCATTGGCTGTACTAGCGTACAGTTTAGTGATCTCACTCTTATTGATAACACTACCTGTCAAACTGTTGGTCAGGGCTTTGAGTTCCAAGTTCAGAAGGATCACAAATACACATGGCAAGTAAAAGCAACAGCATCAGGAAGTTTATGTAAAGGATTTAATTCTATATGCCCTTATTGGTTAAATGTAACACCATTGCCAGTAGAATTAGATTATTTTAAAGCATTTAATGATAGTAATTATGTAGAATTATCTTGGGCAACATTTAGTGAAACTAATTCAGATTATTTTGAATTATTAAAATCTAATGATTTTATTACATTTTATTATGTAGGTAAAATAAAAGCTCAAGGTAATTCTAATTATTATACTGTTTATAATTTTAAAGATTATAATGTATCACAGTATATAACTTATTATCAATTATCACAATATGATTTTAATGGTACTAAATATAACAAAGGTGTTATATATGTAGAACCTAGTAAAAGTATTTACTATACAGTTTATGATATAATGGGTAATGTAAGTAATTTAATTACTCCAGGATTTAAAATCATAAAATATTCTAATGGTATTGTAAAAAAGAGAATAATATATTAAATTAATATGACACCAAAAGAAAAAGCACAAGAGCTCATAGATTATTTTTGTAATCTTAAACAAACTAAATTATCAGATTATTCAAAGATTTATTTACCTACTGCTAAAGTATGTGCTTTAAAAGTATGTGATGAAGTATTAGGTTATATGGGTGCTGATAGAGGATATGAATTTTGGTCTGAAGTAAAACAACAAATACAAGTGTTATGAACTGGAAAAATTTTAATTTTTGGAATTTTTGGGTTCCAATGATATTTTTTATTGTTGGAATATTATTAGGAATAATGTTTCCTCGTAATCATAAGCCAACAAAAGAATATCCTATTGAAGTTCAATCATATTGGGAAACAAGTGGTTATCAATCATATCCTACTATGGAATGTGACTCAATAAAAGGAGACACATTATGGAAAGATGGAAATAAGATTGTAGCTAAAAACATTATTAATATAACATTTAAATGAAAATACGACTAATTAAAGTAATTTTTACATTACCATTTATGGTTTTAGATATGATAATACTACCAATTCAATTGATTTATTGGATATTTTCAGGCAAATTATTAACACCACTAATACAACAATTATGGGAAGCAGAATGAAACAGACCGCAGTTGAATGGTTAGAACAAGAGTTTATTAAACTTGAAAAAACAATTGGTGTTTTTGGAGTGATGTATGAAATTATTGAACAAGCCAAACAAATGGAAAAACAACAGATAATAGATGCTTATGGGCGAGGTATAGTAGATGAAGCAGGTGAAATACTTGATGTAACAAAAGATGCAGAACAATACTATAATGAAACTTATGAATTGGATAAAAATAATAAATAGTCCATTTAAACTATTTAAGTTAAAATGGTATATTGGTAAAACAGCAATAGGTGTTCCATATTTCTTTCCTAGAAAATGGGTTAAAGCCACACCTGAAAGAGCTTATAAAGCTACACTAGAAGAAATAGCACGTACGGAAAATTATAACAAAATGAATCCTAATTACGCTCGTAAAATAAAACCATATGAAGAGATTTATGCGGAGAAAATGAGATATCAATATCCTGTACCTATTAAAGTGGGTTTTAGTTCATGTGGGTTAGGATGGAAAACCAAATGGAGTGAAACTGATTATAGGCATGAATACAATCCAGTATTATCATTTGTATTTTTTGGTTATCAAATAGCAGTTACTGTTGTAGAACCTGATCATACTTACTGGGAAACTTGGTTGTATTATGAAAGAAATACTGATAAAAGTAAATCTCAGTTAGAAAGATTGTTGCAATGTATGGATAATGTAAAAAACATTTGGGTTAAATATGATGGTGATAAACAAATTAAAACTAATCACTATAATTTTATTCTTAAAAAGAAATATTTGAAATATATTGAGAAATATGGGAAATAAACAGACAGCAGTTGAATGGTTGGTGAAGGAACTTGAAGAACATCATGTATTCCATGACATTCAGAATACAAACGCATTTCAGATAGCCAAACAAATGGAAAAAGACCAAATAATGGATGCTGCTAATACTTTATTATATAGAGGAACAGGTCCTGGTGATATGTGGGCAGAGCAATACTATAACGAAACCTTTAAATCAAAAAGCATTGAAGAATTTAAAAAGAAATAATATGACAGTAAAAGAATTTTCAGACAGAACAAGTGAATTAATTAAAATGCATCCAAATCAAGCAGATTTATTATGTATTGCTACAACAGATGCTTTTGATGAAGAAGATAATTCACTTATGTTAGATAAACTAATGAACTGGTGTTTAGAAATATGTGCAAATAATGTTATTATAGATAGTGTAACAATTTAAAAAAAATATTATGAATTTAGAAAAAGAATTTTTACCCTACGAACAGGCATTAGAACTTAAAGAATTAGGGTTTGATGAACCTTGTTTTGGAGATTGGAATTACAATAATGGTGAAATTAACTACTGGTATGATGAAGAAATTCAAAATGAAAGAACCAACAAATGGTTTTTAAATTTAGAAGAACAGTTCCCTAAAATGAATAAAAATGGATGTACTGCACCAACATTCTCACAAGCATTTAGATGGTTTAGGGAGAATCATAATTGGCAAAATTCAATAGACCCAACTGCTGACCAGCATAGTCGTCAATTAGGTTATAACTATTGGATTTGGAATTATAAAACAGGGGAAGAATATCATACAATGCCAAAAAATAGACCAGCTGGTGATTGGGAATATAAAACCTACGAAGAAGCTGAACTGGCTTGCCTTAATAAACTAATTGAAATAACTAAAACTAAATAAGATGAACAAAGAATTTATACCTTACGAACCATCCTTAGCACTCAAAGAAATAGGGTTTGATGAATGGTGTTATAAAGTTTATGAAAAAAATAGTAGATTATGTAATACTTATGAATCTACTAGATGGCAAAATGAAAATCCTGAATTAGTAATAGGAGCACCACTATACCAACAAGCATTCTCTTTCTTTAGAGAGAAGTATGGATTACCGTCACATATTGCTACCTATTGGCAACACGACTGGAATAATTATTCTTATCAATACTATTTTGTTCAGGATAAAGTAGAATGGAATGGTATAGAACATTATAAAACCTACGAAGAAGCAAAACTTGCTTGCCTTAACAAATTAATTGAAATTGTAAAACAAAAATAATCATGGGAGAAATAATTTTAAAATTTGATTCTGTTGAAGAAGCTAATGATGCTAGAACTGCATTAGATGGTCATAAATGGAAACATGTTATGTGGGATTTAGACCAAAGACTTAGAGCTGTTGTAAAATATAATGCAGGTTTACTTGATTCTGAAAAAGAAGCTACTGATGAAGAAGCTAATGTTGCTGATAAATTAAGAGAAGTTATTAGAGAAATTTTACAAGATAATAATTTAAGTTTAGAATATTAATATGAAAACAGTAATTTATAAAAACAGATATAGTGATGAAATAAAGTTTACTCAAACATCTAATAATCAAATATCAATGGAAGGTGGTGAGTTTTATAGGTATGGATATGCTAATAATTATTTAGATGCATATTTAAAATATTGTGAAGATGTTGATAACCCTATAGATATTAAAACATTCATTGATAAATTATTTGAGTATGATAGTGAAACAGGTTATAATCCTGAATTTAAACCATATCAAAGTTTAGTAAAATCTACAAACAATATTAACATGGTAGATCCTTCAGGTGGTCCTTATTTAGCTACAAATATGAATATGGATCAATTTGGATTGAAAGGTGTAATTAAAGGATTTCAAATTGATAATGATAAAATAACAATAATTGTAAAATGAAATATAAAATAGAATTATCTTTTGATGAATTATGTTTAATTGAAAGATCTTTAGAATTATATGGTAGAGTAGGCATGTTACAATTTGAATATCTTACTTTATGTAATTCTTTACAAAAGTTAATATGGAATAAAGAAGTATCTTCAGAATTTAGAAATAAAACTGATGAATTAAAATCATTATTTGGTTATCCTTCTAATGGTAATCCTGGTATCTTAAATACTGAAGATGTAAATGATGATGCAAGAATTGCTATACATTTATATCAAATAATAAGACATCAAAGATGGTTAGATGATACTGATCCTGATAAAAATAAATATCATACAGTATCAGCTTATCCTGCAGATACTTGTCAATTAGCTGGAATGAAAACTCCTGATTTTAAATTTATAAAATGAAAAAACTAATATTACTTTTATTAATTAGTAATTTATGTTTTGCTCAAAAACAACTTAATCAATGGAGATTTGGTAGAAATTGTGGATTAGATTTTAATTCAGGTAATCCAATACCAGTAAGTGGTAGTGCTATGAGTACTACTGAAGGTGTTAGCAGTATTGCTGATGTTAATGGTAATCTATTATTTTACACAGATGGTATTAGAGTATGGAATAAGAATAATATACAAATGCCTAATGGTTTTGGATTATTAGGTGATGTAAGTAGTACACAATCAGGTGTTATTGTGCAAAGACCTAAAAGTAGCAGATATTATTATATTTTTACTGTTGCTCAACAACAAAGATCATTTGGTATTAATTATTCTGTTGTAGATATTACCTTAAATAGTGGATTAGGTGATGTAATTACTAAAAATGTATCTATGCAAAGAAATTCATCTGAAAAGATTTGTATAGTAAGACATTGTAATAATATTGATTTTTGGGTTGTTACAAGAGATATAGGTAGAACTTTCAGAGTATGGTTAGTTACTGCTGCTGGAATTAATATGGTTCCTGTAGTAAGTAATATAAGTACAATTAATGTAAGTTCTGATACATTGAATCCTGCTATTAACTCTGGTAAGTTAGGTCAATTAAAAGCTAATCCACAAGGTAATAGATTAGGGTGTTGTTATTATGATCCTATAAACATTACAGCATCTTATGTGTTTAATAATAGTACTGGAGTAGTGAGTAATGAAAATATACTTTCTACATCAAGTATAAGAACAAGAAATTACGGATGTGAGTTTTCTCCTAATGGTAGATATTTGTATGTGTGTTATAACACAGGTAACTTTTTAGATCAGTATGATCTATGTAATCCTACAGTTAATTTAAGTAGAATAGTTATAGCAACAAATATAGGTTCTTTAATTGGTAGTCTTCAATTGGCAACTAATGGTAAGATTTATATAACTAAATCAGAACCTATAGGCACATTAAGTTCATTATCCGTAATTAATAATCCTGATATAGGTGGTATAGGTTGTAATTTATCATTATGGAGTGTACCAACTAATTGTTCAACTAGTTTTGGATTACCCAATAATGCTCAGTATTATTTAAAACCATATGAAGTACCATTTAAATATAATATAAACTGTCAAAAAGTAAATTTTTATTTACCTTGGATAAGTGTATTAGAATGTTTAAATAACTTAGATCTATTAGATTTGTTGTGGGATTTTGGTGATGGTAATACAAGTACTGAAAACAATCCTATACATAATTACAATAACATAGGTACTTATAATGTTAATCTTTATTTAACATTTAATTGTTATAAAGATACTATAAGTAATGTAATAACAATAAACAACATAAACGTAAACTTAAAAACAAACTAATATGATAGTAAACTTAAAAATAAATGATGATGTTGAAATTGAAGTATTTGGTAGTTATGATTCTGGTGAACCAGCAACATATTATCCAGTGGATAGTTCAAATCCCGGCTATCCCCCTATTTTTGAAATTGATGAAATTAAATTAATTAAAGGTACATTGCTTGATTTTTTACTAGCATATAGTAATAATGCATGGTCTTTATTAGAGAACATTGAACAAGATTGCATAAACAATATAAACAGATAAATATGAAACTTACACAATCACAAATTAAAGCATTAGCATTTCAAATTCATGCAGAATTTCAAACAGCAATTGCAAAAGAACGTAAAGAAATTATTAAAAATCAAGTTGAAAAATTTATGAAAACAGATGTTGGTAAAGCTATTCATAAAGTAAATACTACATTTTTTGATAATTCAAATATAATTACCAATTATGAAATTGAAAGATTTGCTTTTAAATTTTATGGTACAACAATGGAAGAAGAACTTCCTAAACTTATACCACTTAGTACTATTGAAAATCAAATAGTAATTAATACAATAGAATCAAATGATTTACAAGAAATAATTTCTAAAGTAAAAGAAGCATTTAATGTCTAAAAAATCACAAGTTCAAAATGAAGCATTAAATTCTTGGATAGATAATAATTGTAAAGGTTCACTTGCAATGGCTACTGGTGCAGGTAAATCAAGATGTGCATTGTTAGCTATTGAATATTTAATAAAAGTATTAGAGATTAAAAAACCTAAAGTTTTATTAGCTGTTCCTACAGAAAGTTTAAGAGATCAAAATTGGTTAGATGAGTTTAAGAAATGGAAAATGACTAAATACTATAAGTTTTTAGACAGGTATTGTTATGTTTCATTAAATAAAATTAATTATCAAACTTATGATCTTGTAATACTTGATGAGCTCCAGAATTTAACTGAGAATAGTGCTAAATTCTTTTCACAAAATGATTGTAAAAGAATTATAGGTTTATCTGCAACACCTCCATCTGATGAGATTAAAAAGATGTTAATTAATCTTCATTGTCCAATAGTTTATGAATATAAATTAGATGAAGCTGTTGAAAATGGTGTAGTAGCACCATATAAAATTAATTTAGTTGAAATACAATTAGATAATACTGATAAGTATATTACTGCAGGTACAAAAGTTAAACCTTTTATGACTACAGAATATAGTCATTATCAATATTTATGTAAACAAATATTACAACTAAAATATGCAGGTAAACAAAAAGCTGCAATGTTTGCTCAATTAAATAGACAAAGATTTTTAGGTACTTTAAAATCTAAAACTAATGTTGCTAAACTGATAAAAGAAAAATATATGTCAAATGAGAGATATTTAATATTTTGTCATTCAATAGAGCAAGCAGAACAATTGTGTGAATATAGTTTTCATTCTAAATCAAAGGTTAATAATTTAGAAAAATTAAGATCTAAACAAATTAATCAATTAAGTTGTGTTAAAGCCTTAAATGAAGGTCAAAACATACCTGATTTAGATTCAGCTATTATTACTCAAATTAATAGTGTTGAAAGAAATTTAATTCAACAAATAGGTAGAACTATTAGGTTTAGACCTAATCATGAAGCTGTCATATGGATATTACTTGCAGTAAATACTCAAGATGAAGTATGGTGGAACAAATGTTCTGAAAATTTAGATAAACAAAAAATAACTTACATTAACTCTAGAAACTTATGAAAAAAAGTATTGACAAGGATGAATTAATTTTCTGTATTAATTGTGTAAAATCAGGATATGATTCTTATTTTACAGATGGTGCTGAAAAAATAAAACAATTGATAGAAGATATATTTGATATTAAAGTTGATTTACAAGATGTAATTGATTTATATGATGTTAATATTGTAGAAGAAGAAGAAGCTAGGTTATTGTATAAAGAATTTGGTTATGATTGATGTATATATTGGTATTGATAATATTACAGATTTTTCTGTAAATTTTCAAGATAGAGATAGTTTTTATGATATATTATCTTACATTAATGAAGATGTTGATGTAGTTACTGTATTTGATACAAAAGATAATAAAATTTGTTTATTTACTTCATCAATAGATGAAACTGGTAATAAAGAATTTTATCTTTTTGTAGGTGATTCAGTTAAAGATATTACATTATATTTATTTGATAAGTACAATCAACTATTTGTAAGCAATCTTTTTAATCCTTCTGAAAATAACAATAAAACTTTAAATTCATTAGTATTATTAAATACATCTCTGTTAAAATTAACAAATACTGATATATCAGTTATAGACAGTTTAAAAGATTTAGAAAATGAAAATACTAATTGATACTGATGTTAGTGATAATTTAGGTATAACTGCTTTAGAATTACTATATTTGCACGTATTGCATAATAATCTTCCTACTGAACTAAGTTTTGAAGCTTTGATAGAACTTGGTTTATTAAATGAAGATTATGAATTAACTCCTGCAGGTGTAGATATAGTAATTCCTAAAGTTGGTAATGAAATGATAATGTTTGTAAGAACTTATGATGAATATCCACATAAAGTAGGAACAAGAGTACTTAAATCTAAAAGTATAGATTCTGCTGATGGTAAACATTGTTTAAGTAAATACAAACATTATCTGAAAAGTAGCCCTAATTTGGGTGAAAGAATGTATAAAGGTTTGTTAATAGAAAAACATTTGAGAAAAAAAGGTGGTAGTGAAAACTTCTTTCAAGATATTAGAACATGGTTTAATCAAATGACATGGGATAAGTATGCTGATTTAGAAATTGAAACTATTGATATAGAAAGAGTAGAAAGAATATGAGTATATTAACAAAAAGAATTAATGAAGGTTTAGAAGGTAAATACAAAGGTTTATCTAATGGATTTGATACACTTAATAAATATATTTTTGGTATTCAAAGAAATACTTATTATTTAATTGGTGGTAGTTCAGGTACTTATAAAACAACATTGTTGGATTATATGGTAAGAAATGCTATTAAGGATGCTAATGATAATAATATTAAGTGTAATGTGTTTTATTATTCTTTTGAGATTGATAAAATTACTAAGATGTGTAACTGGACATCAGGTATTATTTATCAATTATATGGAGTAGTAATTCCACCTGAAAAAATCAAAGGTCTGGGTAATTTTAGATTATCTAATGAAGAGAAAGATGTAGTCTTTTCAGTTATTCCTATTGTAGAACAAATGATTGATAATATTCACTTTAGATTTGAATCTATTAATCCAACAGGCATATTTCATGAATTATGGAAATTTGCAACTGATAATGGTAAATTGATGTATGAAAATTATCAAGATTCAGATGGATCTACAAAACAAAGAATAACAAATTATATTCCTAATGACCCTGATGCATATAATATTATAGCATTAGATCACTTGTATTTGTTAAAGAAAGAAAGAGGATTTCAAACTAAAGAAGTTATGGACAAAATGAGTGAATATTTTGTTCTATTAAGGAATTTGTTTGGATTTACTCCTATTATTTTACAACAATTTAATCAAGGTATGTCTAATGTAGACAGACAGAAGTTTAAAGGTGTAGATTTATCTCCTTCACAAGGTGATTTTAGAGATACAACTTCTCCTTATGCAGATTGTGATATAGCATTAGGTCTTATGTGTCCATATAAATTAGATATGGATACTTCTTTAGGTTATGATATTACTAAACTTAAAGATAGAATGTTAATGCTTAAAATAATTAAAAACAGATTATCAAGAGATGGGATAGCCAAAGGTCTATATGTAAAACCTGAATCTGGTAAATTCTTTGAATTACCTGAACCTAACAGTTTAGAAATAAACAAATTTTATAACAAACAAATTTAATTAAATTAAAAATGGAAAGATTAATTTTAAAAGTAAATGATGTGACAATAGCAAATGCATGTATTAGTTTTGCTGAAACACTAGGATTATCAACATCTAACAATATTTGGGATATTGATAATAATAACTATCTAACTACAGGTAGTAAAAACAATGATGTAGATTGGATTAAAAATGAAAGTTTTGCTGATAAAAAAGCAGATGAAGCTGATATTGACATTTATGATCTAGAAGATAATGTAATTGCATTTATTACAACATGTATAGAAGCATATAATGATTACAATGGTGATGATGAAGTTACCTTAAATGATGAACAACTTAGTCCAGACAATGATACTATTATTGCTTTATTTAATAAAGTTAAAGCTCAAAAGAAATCACCATCAAGGTATTATGTAATCTATAAAAATGATGCATGGGTTGCAAGTACTATTTCTGATAATTCTTATGGGAATTTATCAATATTAATGTCAGATATTTCTTAACAAAATTTAATTTAATAAACACTCCTCACAATAAAAGTGGGGAGTGTTTTATTTTATATTATGGGAAAAATACATTTAACAAAAGAAGAAAATTCAAAACTTAATTTAACTTTACCAGGTGATATATTATTTTATCTTTATAACAGAAAAGTAAAATTTATTTATTATGGATTAACACTTAATGATGATGATTCTTATACTTTAGTAATTACTAATGTATATCATTATCGTTTTACTTATTTGCGTAAAAGATTTTTTAATTTTAAAGTTGGTATTAATAAAGTTATTCCAGATTCATATATTAAAACTAATAGATATAAAATTATAAATGATTATTTTCTTGATTATAATATAATAGAAGATAATTTTGATAATTTTATAATATTTGCAAAATTTAAATTAGAAAATTCAGTAATATTACCATATACTGACATGTCAGAAATATATAGGACTCTTACAAGTATATTTGGTATTGATAATTCTTATGAGATAAATAGAATTACTAATAAAAATTTAAAAGATAATGATATATGTTATATACATGGTATTAATAATGATATTGTATATTTTACAGAAAGTAAACTTGTAGAAGCTACTTTAAAATCTCAAAAAGAATATATTAGTTTTGATAATTTATTGAATTATTCAAGATCAATGTCACTTACTAAATTTATTAATACAATATATCCAAATCATAATGTTAAAACATTACAAAAATATATTGAGTATAATAAATGGATTAGTAATTATGATTCAAGTATGTTTGATATTGTTAAAGGTAATGATATATTAAAATATTATTTAGAAGATAATTATTATAATAAATCTGGTGATTTAGGTACTTCATGTATGAAAGGTGAAAATCATCAAAAGCAAATAGAATTTTATGCTAAGAATGAAAACATATCATTAATTATATTAAAAGCTAAAGATTCTGATACTATTTTAGGTAGATCATTATTGTGGACAACTACTGAAGGTGTTAAAGTTATGGATAGAATTTATACTTGTAATAGTAAAATAGTAGGTTTTTTCCATAAATATGCTGAAGAAAATAATTTCTTAAATGTTTATACTATTAAAGTTTTTAATAATAAAAGAGATTTAACAGCAATGTCACCTTGTTATTGGAAAGCAGAGTATACTGAAAATTATATAGTAGATTTAGATTATTTGCCTAAAGAGTTTTTAGTTTTAAAAATGTCTGATAAAATTAAACTTGCTTATAATGTAAGACAAACTAGTGTAACAAGTTCATACAATTTTCCATATTTAGATAATTTTAATTTAATTAATGGTGTTACAAAGCAAATTAGTTTAATGCCTATTGATAATACTTTTATATGTAATCTTACAAATGAAGTTATACCTTTTAATAAATATGAAAAAGATGCTCATGGTAATGTTTATCATTCAGATTATGTTGAAATAATTTATGGTGAAGCTAAACTTAAAGTTGATGAAGTTGTTTTAGATAAAAACAATACAGAAAATGAAGAACAAACAATAAATATAGAATTTTAAATGTTTAATAAAAATTTATTAATTGAGGTTTTAGGCTGGCAGTCTGAATCTTATAAAGAAAGAGAACAAATTATACCAACACTTTATAATTATTTAAATTCTATAAAGTCAAAGTATTCATTAGTAATAGAACAAGATACACATGGTAATATTTTTGTTACTAAAGGTAAAGCTGATCTTTATCCATGTATAGTATCACATTTAGATCAAGTACATAAATATAATGAAAACAAAACTATTATAGAAATTGATGATTATTTATTAGCATTTAATGGTCCTAATCAAATAGGTACAGGTGGTGATGATTTAGTAGGTGTTTTTATGTGTCTTAGTCTTTTAGAAGTAGTAGATAAAATTAAAGTTGTATTTTTTATTGCAGAAGAGGTTGGGTGTGTAGGTTCTAATGCTTGTGATCTATCTTTCTTTAAAAATTGTAAGTTTATAGGTCAAGCAGATAGAAGGGATAATAGTGATTTTATAAATCATTCTAATGGTGTAAAATTATTTGATAATGAATTTAGTCAATTTGTAAAAAAATCATTAGATTTGTATGGTTATACAGAATGTGGAGGTACTTCTACAGATGCAGGTTGTTTATCAAAAAGAGGAGTTAATATAGCATGTTTTAATATTTCATGTGGTTATTATTTACCACATAGTTCTAAAGAATATGTAAAAATTTCTGATGTACAAAGATGTTATAATGTAATATTAAACATTATTGATAATGCTGATAAACAATTTGTATATGTAAGACCTGAATCTGACTATAAAGCTGTTACAAATAATACTAAATCTAAGCTGTATACAATGCTTTATGAAGAATTTAGAAATTCTCCAAGATACATTAAATCAAATAATATGAATTATGCATATAGCATAACTATACAGTTCTTTGAAGATTTGTTAGAAAAAATTGATAAAGTTACAGATGTTTATAATCCAGACTATCCTTACATGAGTGATATGTTGAATGAATATTTAGAATTTTTTCAAGAAGAACGAGAAACTGAACTTGAATTAAAAAATCAATCTCATTTAAATGTAAGACAAACATCTATATTTGACAATTGTAAGCATAAAAGCACAAAGTATGATATTACTATGGATAAAACATATTGCATGGATTGTTTTCAATATATAGATGAACATGAAGCTTATTATGACAGAGATACTTTAAATTCAAGAATAGGTAATATATATTAATAACAACAATAAATTAAATTAAAATGACAGAAACTAATGATGTGGCAAATCCACAAATTATTGAAAATGATTCTACTGTAAATGATATTGTAGAACAACAATCTTCTCAAGAGATAGATAATATTAAACAAGAATATTTAGCTTATGTAGAAAAATTAAGATCAGAAAGGTTTGGAATTAACTCAAGAGAAGAAGTTATTGAATCTGTAAATACTATTTGTAAAGTATTAGATTTGAAAACTGTTATTCCAAGGACTGAACGTCAAACAGTTAATGGTGAAAGACAAGCTGTTATTGTTGGAGGTACACCTATTGATATGGTTAAAAGTCAATATCCTGGTATATATCCTATATTAGCAGAACGATTGTTAGAATTAGTGAGTAAATTATGATTGAATTACCAACTGTTAAGATAGCTCCTGTAAGAGCTAATCCTAAAAGATTGGTTATCTATTCAAAGCCTAAAGCTGGTAAAACATCAGCTTTGGCTTTATTAGATAACTGTTTAATTCTTGACTTTGAGAATGGTTCTGATTATGTAGAAGCTATGAAATTAAAAGTTGATAGTCTTGCTACATTAAAAGCTATTGGTCAAGAAATTATAAAAGCTAATAAACCATATAAGTACATTGCAGTAGATACTGTAACAGCATTGGAAGAAATGTGCATAGGATATGCAAAAACTTTATATCAAGATACTCCAATGGGTAAAAACTTTGCTGGTGACAATGTACTTAAATTACCTAATGGCGCAGGTTATATGTATCTGCGTGAAGCATTCTTTAAGATTCTTGACTATATAGAAACATTGATACCAAATGATGGTAGTCTAATTCTATTAGGTCATTTGAAAGATAAGATGCTGGAAACAAATGGTAAAGAAGTATCTGCTGTTGATTTAGATTTGTCAGGTAAGATTAAATCTATTGTATGTGCTAAAGCAGATGCTATTGCTCTATTGAGCAGAAAAGGTGATAAAGTAAGTTTAAACTTTAAAACTTCAGAAGAAGTAACTTGTGGTGCAAGACCTGATCACCTTAAAAATCAAGAAATTATTCTAACTGAACTTGTAGATAATAATCTAAAAGGTAATTGGGATAAAATATTTATATAACAAAATTAAAAAATTAAAATTATGTTTGGTGGACAAGATGTTCAAGAAGTAAATAAGCCTAAATATATTAGGCCAGGTGTACATGAAGTAACAATTAAATCTGTTAAAGGTGAAACAAATCAAAATGGTAATCCTACTATTGTATTTTCAATGCATTTAGTAGATGGTGATGCAGAAGCAACTACTGATTTTAGATTTTATCTTTCAGAAAAAGCAGCAGTAGTTTCATATAAGAAGATCAGACATATTTTTACTAAAGTAGTAAAAGATGCTGATTATCTTTCTTCAAAAGCTAATAGTGTTGAAGAGTTAGGTGAAGTTTACAATAATAAACTGGCAGGTAATTCTTTGAGAATTAAGTTTCGTGGTGAAGAATATATTAAACAAGATGGTTCTGTAGGTGTAAGAGCAGTAATTGGTCTTCCTGAATTTGCTGAAGCTATTCAAGAAGATGCTGAATATGTTCCTGTATCAAAAACCAATCTTACATTTAATTCTGAATTAGATATTAAAAAATTAGCTAAATTGCCAGATTCAGAATTTAAAGCTGGTGACAATAGTGGACTCCCATTCTAATTTTGGAGGATTAGATGTAATACATTTTACTAAAGAGATGGTACTCAGCAATGTGTCTGAGTACCAAATCTTTAGATTTTATTGTGAAAACTTTATAGGGTTAAATAAATTATTTAAATCTAATTTAAGAATAGACAATAATGCATCATGTTCTATTAAAGCATATCCTCAAGGATTGTTTTATAAGGATTTTGGTACAGAAGAAAGCTATGATTGTTTTTCATATGTTCAAAGATATATGAAAGTTAGATTTAATGAAGATTTGAATTTTCAAGAAACTCTTAAAGTTATAGCTAATGATTTTGGTTTTATTAAAAAACTAGAAAATAAAAAAATAATACCATCTTTAAATTATGTAGGTCTTCCTGATAAGATTAATAGAGTAAATACTATTATTAAAATTAAAAAAAGACAATGGAAAGACTATGATACATATTGGGATAAATATTATTTAAACAGAGATATACTAAGATTCTACAATGTAGTACCTATTAGTGATTATTGGATTAGTTGTAATTCTGATGAACTTATAAATGTTTATACAGAAACAACAAATGATCCAGCTTATAGTTATGAGCATGGTGATGGAATTAGAAAAATTTTAAGACCTTTTGCAACAAGAGATAAAAAATGGACAAGTAATATTCCAAGACATATATTTAGTGGTTGGAATCAATTAGAACAAAATGGTGATCTTCTAATAGTTACTAAAGGTTTAAAAGATTGTATGGTATACAGAATGTTTGGAATTAATGCAATTAATCCACAATCAGAAAATATATTTTTAAATGAAAATCAATTTACATTATTGTCAATGAGATTTAAACAAATCATAATTAACTATGATAATGATGAAACTGGTTTACATAATATGAAAAAGTTTTCTGAATTATTTAAAATTAAATCTTTTACTATACCTGATGGTATAAAAGATTTATCTGATTACATATCCATTAAGGGGTATGATCAAACAAAAGAATTAATAACAAAAATTAATAATTATTTAATATGAATACAATTAATATTTCTCAAAAAGAAGTTGCTGCAATGCGTGCATATAAAACTGATGTAAAAACAATGGCTGAACATTTTGGAATCTCAATTAAAGATATGAGAGATGTTTTAGTTAAATTTGGTTTTGCTAAACCTACTAAAACTACAACTGATTATACTATTAATCTTAATTTTGATTTTGTAGTAAATAAAGTTGATGATCTTCCTTCAATAGATTCATTACCTGTAAATAATACTTTGAATTATTCAGAAACATTAGATGCATTTTCATCAAATAATAACTAATGACTAATCTAATAGAAATATTACTTCAGGCAATCTATAAAAAGAAAGATGCAGCTGAAAGAATAGTTTCAGAATTAGAAACTGTAACTCAAGATGATCTTCTTATAAGATTTTTTGAAGGTAAAACAGAAGCATATCAAGAAATTATTGATATGTTAACTATTAAACAAAGTAATGAGAGAACCTAAGCGAAGGAAAATTAAGAATAAGAATGAACTTTCTTCTGAAAAAACTAAATCTAAACCCAATGTAAGAAGAATAGGTCACAATTATGAAAGAAAGATTGTAAAAGAACATAAGGATATTGGTTATCAAAAAGCATCTACCACAAGAGCTACAAGTAGAATTATGGATGATGCTAAAATTGATATTAATAATATTCCATTTAATGTTCAATGTAAATCTGTAAGATCTGGATTAAATGTGTTTACTGTTTTAAATGAAATGGAAAAAGGTATTTCAGATTTAGTTCCTGAGAGAGAAATATATATTAATTTAATATTTCATAAAAAAGAACAAGAAGAAGTAGTAGTTCTAAAAAAATCAGATTGGTATCTCATAATTAAAAAGTTATTAGAAAGTGGACTTATCATCAGAAAAGATAGCAGTAATTGATGCTGACAGCATTTGTTACATTGCTCATTGGAATTCTGATACTAAAACATTTGATAAGTCTTTAGAAGATATACTTCTATCTACTGATAAAATAATTACAAATCTACTTATAACCATTGGAGTCAATAAATATATTGGCTTCATTGGTTATGGTAGAGATGTAGAAAGAAGTAAAGCATATATTGAATATAAAGGGAATAGGAAAAATAAACAACAATTAACATACATCAATGAAATTAAAGAACATATGGAAAGCAAATGGAATTTCCATGCTTTATATGGTATAGAAGCAGATGATATGGTTAATAGTGTTAGAAAACAAATTCCCTATAGTATAGTTTGTGCTATTGATAAAGATTTATTAATGTTAGAAGGTACTCATTATAATTATAAAAAGAATGAATGGGTAACAGTATCAGAACAAGATTCTATAATATATTTTTGGAAGTCAATGATTATTGGTGATACTGCTGATAATATAAAAGGTTTAGAGGGTAAAGGTAAAGCATTTGCTGATAAATTATTAGATAATATACCTGATAATAATATTATGAGATTACTAGTTTTTGAAGAATATATTTCTCAATATGGAGAATATTATGGAGTAATTAAATTTTATCAGAATTATTTATGTCTTAAAATAAGAGATGATTTATATGTAAATGATTATTTAAATCCAATAAATGTAAATGTGAATAATTTTGTAATATGAGTTTGGAAGATATAAGAAAAATAAATACTAAAAGTTTTCCTTATTTATTTCCTATGGTTGTTAATAAATCAGATAAATTAAACGATTATAAAGATAATGATGTATTTCCTAGAAACAATTTTGTAAATGTATTTAGGTATTGTGAGTTTCTAAAACATTATGATAAACATTTGTTTATTATATATGCTTATAGTCCTACCAATACATTTGAATTATTTATAAATAAACTTAAAAAAAACAAAAATTTTGTAGAATATATTGAACTTGATAAATATTCAGTAATGTTAGTATATAAAATACCAACTGATTATTATGATTGTTTAAATAATTTTGATAATGGTAAATTTTCAAAATTTAAAAATTCTACTAAGATAAAAATATTAGATTTCTTTTCAGTATCATCTAATGATAAATTTGGACCTGTAGGTGTATTATTTAAAAAAGATTGGAGAAAAGAAGAAATAGAAAACTTAATTGGAATGAAGTTGTCTGAAGACGCTGAACTGTCTTCAATACCAGATAAAGAAACAGAAACATATTTTAACAACTATATTTATAAAGAGGAAGATTAATTTAGTATTTTTGTTGTTAAAAATTAAATTATGAATAAAAACAAAAAGGTAAATCTTGTTTATGAGTTTTTGAAATTAAAGCCAGGTTACATTAAAAAGTCTAATGAATATATAGGTAGATTAGTTAATGAACCTAATAGTGAAATTATAAGACTGGCAAAAGAACTTTTAAAAGCTGCAAATAAGTTAAATAATATAGAACCTTATTTAAATGGTAATCCTAACAATGTTTTAGTAATTGGTGATCCACATGAACCATTTACTAAAGAGGGTTATTTAGAATTTTGTAGAAAAGTTCAACAAGATTATGATTGTGGAACAGTAGTGCATATAGGTGATGCAGTAGATAATCATGCTGTTAGTTATCATGAAAAAGATCCTGAAGGTATGTCAGCAGGTGATGAGTTTAATCTTGCTTTAGAAAGAATGAAAAGATGGTATTATACATTTCCTAATGTAAAAGTATGTATTGGGAATCATGATGCATTACCATTTAGAAAAGCTTTTACAGCTGGTCTTCCTAAAACATGGTTAAAAACTTATCAAGAACTGTTACAAAGCCCTCCTACATGGGAATGGGATTTTGTTCATCAAGTTAATGGTGTAATATATACTCATGGTACAGGATTATCTGGTGAGATGGCAGCTATAAATGCTGCTAGAGAAAACAGACAATCTACTGTAATTGGTCACTTACATACAGTAATGAATACTAGATTTTTAGCCAGTTATAAAGATTTAATATTTGGTGTAACTGTAGGTTGTGGTATAGACCATGAGAAGTATGCATTTGCATATGGTAAACAGAATACCAGAAAGCCTGTTGTAGCTTGTGCTGTGATATTGGATGGTAAATTACCTATAAATATTCCTATGTCAATTTAATATAAATACCCCTGTTGAAATATACAGGGGTTTTTATATCTTTGCCATCCTTTAAAAAAATAAATTATGGATATTGGATTAGAAACCCTGTCACAAATTGTGACTTTTAATAAGTATGCAAAATACTTACCTCAACTAAATAGAAGAGAAGTTTATGATGAAATAATATTTAGGTATTTACAAATGATGGTAAATAAATATCCTCATTTAGCAAGCCAAATTATGAATTATAGTAATTTTCTTTTTGACAAGAAAGTTTTACCTTCTATGAGAGCATTACAATTTGCAGGTCCTGCCATTCAAAAGAATGAAGCAAGGATTTACAACTGTTGTTATTTACCTATTGATGATTACAGAGCTTTTGGTGAAGTAATGTTTTTATTATTAGGTGGTACAGGTGTAGGATACTCTGTACAATTTAAACATATTGAAAAATTACCTGAAATTAGAAAGCCATCTAAAGAACAAAAGTTTTTAGTAGGTGATTCTATTGAGGGTTGGGCAGATGCAGTTAAGCATCTTATTGGTAGTTACCTTGGTTTTAGAAATACTAAACCTAGATTTGATTTTAGTGATATTAGACAAAAAGGTACAAGATTAATTACTGCTGGTGGTAAAGCACCTGGCCCAGAACCACTTAAAAAATGTCTATTTGAATTAAATCAAATATTAGAAAGAAAATCAGATGGTGAAAAGTTATCAACTATTGAAGTGCATGATATTGTTTGTCATATTGCTGATGCTGTATTGGCAGGAGGAATCAGAAGAGCAGCTTTAATTAGCTTGTTCTCAGCAGATGATGAGTCTATGTTAACCTGTAAGTTTGGTAGTTGGTGGGAAACTAACCCTCAACGTGGTAGATCTAACAATTCTGCAGTATTAGTAAGACATAGAATTACTAAAGAATTCTTCTTAAATCTGTGGAAAAAGATTGAACTATCAGGTAGTGGTGAACCAGGATTCTATTTTACCAATGATGCAGACTGGGGTACTAACCCATGCTGTGAGATTGCATTAAGACCATACCAGTTCTGTAACTTGTGTGAGGTTAATGTAAGTAATGTAGAGTCACAAGAAGACTTAAATAATAGAGTATCTGCTGCAGCATTCTTTGGAACTCTACAAGCAGGGTTTACTGACTTTCATTATTTAAGACCTATTTGGAAAAAAACTACTGAAAAAGATGCTCTTATTGGTGTAGGTATGACTGGTATTGCTAGTATGGAAGTATTTAAGTATGACCTAACAGAAGCTGCTGAGGTAGTTAAACTTGTTAATATTGAAACTTCACAAAGTATTGGTATTAACTCTGCAGCCAGAACTACTTGTGTTAAACCATCAGGTACTACATCTTGTGTATTAGGTACTGCAAGTGGTATTCATGCTTGGCATAATG